CAGCTCTTAGCGTTATATTGCCGGGAATGAGTTCGTTAATGTTACCGAGGAATTCTTCGAAACCTTTCTCGAACTCTTCTGGTAGATTTCCTGACAATAGCGCCCTATTTTCGAACCCCGCTTCGTAGTTGATACCGTCAATATTAGCAGTCTCCATGCCAGCCCCGGTTCGTGCGCTTATTGTTGTGTACGCTCTAGCCATCCATTCAAACCGCGACATTTCGGCCGCCCAAATCAAAACGTTTGCCCCCTGATACGCCGACTCAATCCCTTCCTCGCCGACAAACACTGACTTACCGCGACCTGATCGCCCGTGCCAAGTGTACATGTTTCCGCTATAATATCCTCCGATTTCACGATTGATGGACGGAAACTTCGACTTCCATATCTTGAAGGATTCGCCGGCCTTTCTGCGCTGGTATTCGGCCAAGAACGAGGAGGCGTCCGCTTTGATGTCCGTTCCTATTTTACTACGAACGCTTGTTCTAAGTTTAATACTTTCGAGCTCCGATTGCAACCATTCTAGGAAACTATTTCCGTCAAGTTCTTCGAATTTTATTCCGAATAATCCTGGCTTATTTTCCTTGCCGTTAACCAGTTCCGCAAACTGCATCTTCGCAGAATGCTTCTTGATTTCTTTCGCTAAAAATTCATACGAGTCCGCAACCTGGGGCGTATATACGAAGTCCGGGCACTCTGCCGTAACTGTGGCGTATCCGGGCGCCTGACCCCGATTCTTTTCAGCGTAATCGAGTACAAACCGGAGGGTCTGCCTATCACCCTCCGTTGCACAATCCTTCGCTGTTATGCCGTATTTTGTCAGTACTTGGACGTTGTTATCGTCGATTGCTTTGCTGAGTAGCATTTGCGTATAGTGCATTCGCTCGACCTCCTTAATATATTAGTATAGTTACTAAACAAATTCAATTAGTTATCTGAATTTTAATGCGCTATTTTCTCGAAGTACGTCTTAATCTAACGGTGTAGGTTTATAACCTTCATCATTGTAATTCGTTAAATAAAGCCTGTTAGCAATATCGTCATTAAGATGAAAATTACTTACAACTGTATCGTTAACTGCTAATTTCACGATTTTCTCTTTATCTTCTACCTTTTGTAAGAGTTCGATTAATTTCTTGACTTTCATACCGTTTCCCATTCCAATTATTCCAATTTTCATAAATCCTCCTTACGACGCAATTTAAGTCTATTCCGTCTCAGTTAACTTCTTTAATTCGCAGTCAATCGCGAACACCTTGTCGCCATACTCCTCGTTATTGGTCTTCTCTAACATCTTGCTCGCCCATATTCGCATATCCAATAAGTTATCAATCTGCTCAGCGCGCTTCTTACGCAACGCCTTCTTCTCATCCGCAATCTGTGCGCTCAACTCTCTCGGTGTCGGCTTACGTTCTTCTTTCGCCATATTCGATACACCTCCAACCTTATCGCTCATTGTAATATTCGGTTTATATTCCGGAGGATTCTCCGCCAAATAATCCGCAGCATGTTCCGCGTCAGTTACAAACTCGACATCCTCTCCGTCAGCCTCTAAAAACTCGCCAGTGACCGCGTCCAGCACTTCGTAGACGACCTCGTTATATTCCTCTTCCGGCAAGCAGTTACGGATTAGCTGAAATCCGATCACCATAAAGAATCGCCCATCGTAGCCCTCGACGGTCACTAGGTCGCCGTGGTCTGCCGGTATCTCAAACTCGAATTCTTCGCCGTCTCTCATTCGGATGCCCTCCTTAAATTCAACGGTTGGATACACTCCGCAAACCATCGCTCGAACATAGGAAAATTACGGTTTGTTATTAAGTCTACTATCTTTGTAGGTCGTTTTGCCCCGTGTCTTAGTCCGCACACACCTTGACCGCTCCATATTGCGTACATTTTAAACATCGGTGTGGTCAAGTGACTAACGGCCGAATTAAAAATCTGAGCCTGTTCCGGCGTGTCTAAAAGTACTACGATAAACTCTACACTCATCTACCTACGCCCCCTTTTGCTCGTTCCATCGAAATGCAACACAGCACACATGTCGCGCATCCTATCGTACAATCTCGCGTCAAATACCTGCGCCATCTCCTCTATCGGAAGGTTCGAGGTAAACACCGTCGGCAGCCCGTTAGCCGTCCGGTAATTCACGATTGCATGGACGTAAGAGCGAAACGCCTCACTGGCCGACCTAACTCCGATATCATCAAGGACCGCGAAAGGTGCCGTCTGTGTCCGCTGAATCGTTGCACGTATTTTCGCCATTTCCGAATCGTCGTTCGTCATAGTGGCGAGGTTGTAGCTTGTTTGAAACGAATTCACATCGAGGAATACTGCCGGTGTCTGTAAGGCCTGCCTCTCGCGCTTCAGACTTCCGAGGTAATGGGCGATCATCCATTCGTTTAAGACCGCGATTGCCGTCGTAGTCTTGCCGGTGCCTGGCGAATCACTCCAAAGGTAAAGCGCCTTGATTCGGTTGCCATCAGCTTCGAACATTCGGTTAAATGTCGCCACATACTTCTCTAATGTCGCATAAATTTTCGCCTGCTCTTCGCGTGCCGGTGACGTGCTGAGCGTCAATAGCCGATAATCTGCCGGCGTGCCAGCGTTAGCCACCCGTCCGCCCGTTCCGCTATAGCCGTGCATCGATATAAAGGCCGAGCAAGTTCGGTTGCATGTCGGACCGTTGGTGAGCTTACACCGCGAAGCTAATATGCAATTATTTGCGTGTGTCATCGCGTCTCTCCTTTACGTAATCTTCTCCGTTACAATGAGGAAGCCTAATCGTCTTACAAAACGAACAGAAAAGGCATGTTTCGCATAAATTTTCCGGAGGTCTTAGCATTTCGCGAGTCTTCTTATCCAAATGCTCCGCCTCACGTTTCATCCATTCGATTTCAAGAGCGCCTAGTATGTCGTCCATTCTGACTCACTCCTTCCGTTTTAACTTCTCAATCGCCCGATCCGAGCGTTCGAATAATTCTTCGATATATGGGCTTAAGGGCCGCTGTCGTCCCGCCTCAAACGGGTCTTTCGAATAGTCCGCCTTACGCCGATACACTATCGATACTTGTTCGCCTTCGTATTCGCCTTTATTACAACCAGTCGTCAATCTGTTCGTCCTCCTCTACCGCCTTTCTCACGATTGCCTTCCGCTGCTCCGACGCAAGCACCCTCGCCCACACATCCGTCTTCCACTTCCACAGCCACGTAAAGCTAACGGTCGGCCATTGCGGAGTGCAACGGTGGATTCGGAAACACTCGTCGATAAATGCCTTGACAACTTCCGGCTCATATTTGCGTGGCTTGGCGTTTTTGCCTTTCGTTCCGATTAAGGTTCCAATCAGCCCTCGCTCGACCTGCCAGTTGCGTCCTGGTGGCGTGTACTCTGCGCCGTATACCGCAAGATGTCGTTCGCAAAGGTAAGCGATGAAATCATTCGTCGTCCATTTGGCGACGGGCTTTTCGTTATAGGTCAGTGCCATCGTCATCAACTCCAGTTATTACTTTCTTGATTTTTTCGTACCTTGCTTCGTTCTTTGCGAGGTCTTCGTCTATAGTTCCGGAAAATTCCCACACTAATGTTTCACCGTCGCTTTTTAACCTTTCGTTTAGCATCCCCGCTAAAATCCTTAACCTAATTACTTCAGCAAGCAAATTCGGCACATCTTCGCGGGCTTCGCAAATAAATTCTAAATCGGCGGTCTTTGCGTGAATATACGGATTGCCTTCCGAATCTAATTCCGCCATCGCTACCATAAAATTTCCGTTAGATATTCCGAAATCAACAACGTCGTAATCCCAATCGCCCATCGTCGCTGCCTCCGCTCGTTTGCGAATCGCTTCTAATTCTTCCGTTTTCATCGCACGCTCTCCCCTTCGTCAATCATTCGCATCCATTCGAGCACTTCGTCATACTCCGGCTTATTCGCCCGCGCAATCCTAATCCGCAGCTCATTCCACTTTAACGGATAGCCTTTCGCCTTTAGGTCGCGATACTCTTCCCGCCAATAGTCAGCGCCACCCCTTGCGAGCTCCGTTTCGTCGAGCACCGCGTGCAGCACGTTCGAGTAAATGTCATGGCGCAAATCGTCCGATAAGTGGACGCCCAGCTTCGTCTGAACGTGGTGGATGATCGCTTCGGCACGGCGCTTATAAAGGTATGGTGCGCTCATTCGGACGCCTCCTTCTCGAAAAGAACAACCGCGTAATCTGCTTGCGCATGGTCTCCGTGTCTATCTGAGTAACTGACCTGAACGACTTTTGCGTTAACGCCTTTCTTACGAATGTAGTCGTTAATGGCTTCCTTTAAATCTAACGAGTTTAGTCGTATATTCATTCCGATGCCTCCTCGATTATTCTCAGCGTTGCCTTGACGCCATCAATCGTTCCCTGCGTATATTCATCAGGCTCAGCTTCCGCCAGGTACCGCAGATACTTTTCGATAGTTGCGATAAGGGCCGGTGATAGGGCGCTCATTGGGCGTTCACCCCGGCGATTTTGATTCCGAGAAGGTTGAGCGTTTGTACGATTGCGTCTGCAGACCCGTTGTAGAATTGGCCGTCATATGCACCAGCATTTGCAAACGCCTTTTCCGTATCTTCGAAATAATCGCGCACCAATTCCTCCGGAGTCTTCTCGACTTCATATCCGCAAATCAGCGCCTCCATCAGCTCGTCGTAATCGTGCTCGAAATGGCGAAGGATGATTTCGCTGCGTTCGGCTTCGTAGCCCAGGCGTAGGATGTCCGTGAAGGCTTCGTGCTTGCTGTCGGCTAGGGCGACATAGTGGGCGATTGCGTCTGCAACTTGCTTCGGAACTATTATCTTATTATTCATTTTCGATAATCTCCTTTTCGAATAATCTTTTATTCTTTAATAACCGTAGCGATAAAAGTGCTTTTTACTTTTAGCGCAATCTTTAGTATAGATATTTCGTATAGTTAACTTAGTATAGTTCGTCTATCTATTTTGGTACCGGGGGAGAGTATTAGTTTGAACCCGTGGCTATCTCATTTGAACCGCCCTTAACTTTTGCCTCATATTCCGCTGATGGATTGAGCAGTACGTACAGATTCGAAAGTTGACCGCTCTCTTTACTTTTTCGTTCCCTTACGTCAATCAAGCGCAAATCCTTCAGTTTCCTTAGCGCGTTCCTAACGGTGTTCTCCGAGCAACTGCATTCTTTCGCCAGTGTCTTAACGGATGGAAACGATTCTTTCGTGGTGTTATTCGCGTGCATACAAAGCATGACGTAAACTAATTTGTCCGCTGTCTTATCGAGGTGTATTTTATCTTGAAGGACGATGTTAGTAACTTGCGTAAATTTCTTATCTCGTAGGTCGAGAACTCCGTAACTTTCTTCGCTCATTTTTACGCTCCTTTCGATTTGATGACGCCCCTTCAAAAGCGCCTTACACTTACATTGACGCACGACTTTTTCATTTCGGACATTTTTTCGCAAAAAAAAATAACGCTGCTGTTAAGCACCGTTTTTCATCCGCTTTATATAGCTTTCGTTTATGATCCGCTCAAGTTCTTTTAATATCGGATTTCCATTCGCCAATTCGGTTTCGAAATGTTGGCGCCTTTCTTCCTTCGATAATTCCATTAATGGCGAATGTATAATCCCGATAGTATTTCCGATGATAATTTCCCTCACGTCAACCACTCCTTACTTATATTGACGCGCTAGGTTTCGGTTTCGGACAAGATTAGTAGATTTACAGATTCGTGTATAGACGGTTATAATAGCGTGTAGAGGTGATTATATGAGTCGTCCTAACGGTCTTAATATTGATTTATACTTACGTAAGAGTCGAAAAGACCTCGAAGAAGAAAAGAAAGCGAGAGACGCCGGAGAATCATACGACACTCTCGAAAGGCACCGCCGCACACTATTCGCAGTTGCCAAAAAGGAGCGCCATACTATCTGCAATATATATGAAGAAGTTGTTTCCGGTGAGTCTGTTTCGGAACGTCCGGAAATCCAAAAGATGATTCGCGATTTAGAGGCGAACAATAGAGACGCTGTCCTCGTAATGGACTTAGACCGTCTCGGACGTGG